CGAAGTTTCACGTTTCACCTTGCTTCCATAACCAATCACTAAGCCCCTCCGAAGAGTGTGAATGGCTGCCAAGGCGGAAGACTATAGTAGGTCGGGCACCGGACCCATTGGCCCCGGCTTGTTAGACCTGCCCATCGGCCTAGGAAGCCGATCTGACATTGGTAAAGTACATCCCATATATTGGGTATTGTGTTTTTGTGCGAGTATCTATGCTGGCGTGGCATAACGTGTCCCACGTTTTCTGGTTTTATAATGTTTGTATGTGTAATAATCCTAGGGGTTCAGGTTGGACGGGTTCGCCTCAGTGATGTAAACCCGCAGAGCTGTTGTGCCAGTCAAAACGGCGAGGCTACTCGTAAGTACCACGCTAACCGCTGGATCAGTAATGGTAAAGAACACTGTATTAGTGGCTTGACCTGTTCCGGCGGTGTAATTGGAGGCAATCTGGTTGGCATTTGCCACGGCTGGTAGCTGCGTGGCATTAGTGAATACAAAGGGGTTCCCCGTGAATGCTGTGACACCCGCGTAAAAGATTGTTACCATATAGGTGCCAGTCAACCCCGACCCGAAGGTAAGGGTGTTGGCTCCCATGGTCACATTAACAGGCAAACTGTTAAATCTCTCCACGTATGTGCCAGCTGATCCAAAGGCTGCTCCGATGTTGATCCCAGAATTGTTAAAAGCGGAGTATCCGTAGATGTTGGAATTGTTGGCGTTTGTTAACACCGGTTTCTTAAGCTCGATTTCATAAGTCACCCATAAGTCCCCAAGGACTTTGTCATCCACCTGTTGTCCGGTAACCGCGACAGTGGTCCGACCTAAGTCGTACATGAGTTGGTTTTCGGTTGTGGGCAGATTTCCAGTGCGGATGTACTGTATGTTGAACGGGTTTTCCTTCGGGTCACACTCAATGGGGTGACAAAACTCCTGGGAGGGTACTGATTCACTGCTCCAGTACTCGTTCAGCATCTCGATTTTGCTCGTTGCGACGTCTTCCGTGGCGCGGTAGGATGTTTGTAGCATCACACAGCCGAGCGCAGGATTAGTGCTGGACACTGCCGTTCCACTGGTCGGAACGTAGTGGTATACCATACCCCTAATCTTGTACTCAGAATACTGTGATGCAATCCCGGACAACCATGGAAACGTGGTTGGTAAGCCGGGATTAATCAACAACTCTTTTCGCACCGTGAAATTAATAGCGCCGCGGACCTCGGTGATGAACTCTTTATGTCTTACGATGATGGATTGCCCCTCTCGATGCATCGAGGGGATGGTTCCCGCGGCCGCCTTAGCGACCAGTGAGTTATTGGAGACAGAATAGTCACCAGACCCCAACCACCGTGAGAGAGACGCGCCAAGGCCAGTCCCAACTGTTCCGCCTAAAATCGGCGCACCAAAAAGCGCACCGGCAGCAGAACCTCCGATTCCTCCAAGCGCTCGAAGCGCTTGACCAATTGCACTGATTTGTGTGTTGGATTTATTTGTGGTGCGTTGGACAGATTTAGTCGTTCGCCGCGGCCTAATTTGCACCACCACATTCTTTTTATTGGTTTTCACCATTTTGTATTGTTTGTTTCTATTTTGATATTTAAACTGTCTCTTTGGAATTGTATGAATATCGGTGCCTTTACGGCAGCACGGCATCCAACAAAATGTTGTAGTTATGTGTGTCTTCGGTGATTGCTGTTGAATCGAGTATGTACGCTCTATAGTAGGCCTCGAGCTCCGTCTGCTCGTCGGGAGAAATACCCCATGCCTCAAACACCTGAACTCTCGTCCAAGCGTCTGGTTCACGGTAGTGTTCCTCCATACCCCGCGACATCAAGCGCATGCCCGTGGCAAAAGTGGGATCATTAAGGATCTTACTTTGCCGCATACACCCGATACGTTGGTATGTTTGGTAGAAATCTTG